GAAGCTATCCAAGCTGGCAAGTACACACGTGACGAACTAGAAGCGAAGTTCACATTAACAGAAGGTCAAACCGATTTAATAAATGCGCTATGAATACTTTTAAAATTAGATGTTCTGCGATAGGTAAGATAATGACGAACCCCCGAACAAAGGGGGAATCATTAAGCCAAACAGCTAAAACGTACATAGAAGAACAAGTTATCCAAGACAAGTACGGAATTAAAAAACAATTTTACAGCCGTTACACCGACAAAGGTATTATCGTAGAAGACGACGCGATTAAATTAGTATCGGACATTCTAGATTTAGGCTTTACTTGGAAAAACGAAGAACATTTTAGTAATGACTTCATGACTGGAACACCCGACGTAAACACGGACACCGTGCTACTAGATGTAAAAAGTTCATGGGATGCTACTACCTTTCCGTTTTTTGCTACGGAAATACCTACAAAGGACTACTGGTTTCAGCTTCAAGGTTATATGGAACTTACAAATAAAACCGAATCGTTATTGTGCTATTGCTTAGTAAATACACCAGAAGAAATGGTAGAAGACGAAGTAAGACGCGCACACTGGAACGCTAACCTACTAGAAGAAAGCATAGACCTACGCGATGAGGTACAAAAACGACATAATTTCGACCACATACCAGATAACCGACGCGTTAAAGTATTCGAAGTAAAAAAAGACGAAGCCGTTATCGAAGCAATCAAAGAACGCGTAGAGTTATGCCGTGACTATTATAACACCTTAATCAATTTCCTATGACACCAAAAGAAAAAGCAATAGAACTAGTTGATAAATACTATATTATTTGTCAAGAATTTACCGAAGAAATACAATGTAGTATACAAGCTAAACAATGTGCATTGATTGCGGTTGAGCAAATTCAAAACCTTTGCTGGGGAAATAATCAAGTAGGCATTAACCATTGGAATGAAGTTAAACAAGAAATAGAAAAGCTATGAACCAACTAATAGAAGATAAAATAGTATTGCGTGTTTTAGCACGTTTTAACGAACGTTCACAAGTAGGAATAAACAAGTACAATACAACGCTAGAACGAACCGACCTAGACACGTTAGAATGGCTTACACACGCACAAGAAGAAGCTATGGACTTTGTGCTTTACTTGGAACGACTCAAAGACGAATACAAAAGCCAAAAACACGAATCCATTGAAAGACAAGTTAACATTTTAAAAGATACATTAGATGAAATGATGACGGGGTTTGAATCCGAAGAAGATAGAATGGACTTTATTTTAGATATATGTAATGGTTATAAAAAAAGAACAATGCCTAAATAAACACGGATGAAAATAACAATAGAACAATACGAACACACCGTAACACACGAAGTCCCATTCAATGATGTTGACCTTGACGAAGCGGTAAGAATGTGTGAAGGACTATTAAAAGCGATTGGATATTGCTTCAGTGGTAACCTTGAGATAGTGGATGATAATATAGAACAAGTAAACAATTAAACAAAAATAAAATGGAAAACAAAGTAAACACGGGAGCAATCTTCAAAAACACGAACAAGAAAGCGGATAACCATCCAGATTATAAAGGAAAGGTAAACGTAAACGGCAAAGAAATGGAAGTAGCGTTATGGATTAAAGAGGGTAAAGCTGGTAAGTTCTTTTCAGCTTCATTTAGCGAGCCATACGTAGCACCAGAAACAATGGAACGTAGACCAGTAACAGATGAAATAGACGACTTACCTTTTTAATATGTACGTAAACGACACAGACTTACGCAATAAGCTAAAGGAAGTGTTAAGGACGAAAACACGTAACCAAATAGTAACAGAAATCAAAAACAGAACTGGTAAGTTCCACCAATACCAGATAGATAAGTTTCTACAAGGTAACGACGTAAGCCTAAACACAGCCATAAAACTAGACGAATACTTATTGCGCGAACAAATCTAAAACAGAAGCCAGTTTAACCGCTGGCTTTTTTATTGTTAATAACTTTTTTGAGTCATGATTAGATTTTCATCGTAAGTTTGATTAAATATTAATCATATGAATTACATTTATTTAGTTCCTTTCGTTTGGTTTATCACAAACTTTGAACCGTTCCACGAAGTAATTGACCGAATTTTTATGCGCTTACCACTAAACAAGTGGACATTAACAATTCATTCAGCTTTTGGCTGTCCTAAATGCGTGGGGTTCTGGTCTACTTTGGTTATTTCTGGCAACTTCTTTACGGCTTGCCTAATTAGTTTACTATCTTTTATTCTTGACAGATGCTTACAGAGGTTAGAATACTAGAAATAAATAGAATCCTAGCGGAAATAAACCCCGAACGATTAGGTAAAATGCCACTAATAAAGTTAAAGAAAATCAAAGTAGAAGAAACTGGCGTACGCGATAACGAATGTTTTTGTAATCCAGCTAAACGCGTTAAATGGTTTGATGCTTTTAAAATATGGTATGAAGAAAACGCTTGACAAGTACATAAGCGAGAACTACGACGAAGTTAGATTGTACACGAACTACATTTTAACGAAGTACCACAGCTATAAAAGTATTCGCTATTCAATGCTAGACGCTGACACGTGTATTAATAACGCTTATTTGCACGTATTGACAATAGACAATGAAAAGACGGACACTAATAGCGTTAAAAGTTACCTATTAAATACTATTAAGTTTCAGATAATATGGGAAACGTCAATCAGCCACAAGCAAGACGATATTAGAAGTCAAGAATACACAATAAAAGACATACCAGAAGACGACGAAGTAAGTAGAAAGATAGAAATAGAAAACAGATTTAACAATCAACGCGCCTACGTAGAAATATACCGCAACAGAATAACGGACTTATTAGAAAAAACAAAGTTCGAAGCCTATTTCGATAAAGGATTTAACACAGCTAGAAGCCTAGCCAAACACTTTAATATACCCGTTACTTCGGCTCATTACATTATCAAAGACATTAAACATAAAATACGACAAATTCAATATAGTTATGAAACTAAAGATAATTGAATCAATAGCTAGAGTCGCCATTTTTACAATAGGTGGATTTATGTTAATTGGTAGCTATGAAATTGCTTTACGAACGTTAGGCGTTCTGGTTATGATTGTAGCAATAGGGAACGAACTAAATAAAAACGAATATGAAAATTAAAGACGAATACAAAGGAAAAACTATTATCACTTACGATAGTGTACTAGGACAACGTAGAATAGAAGTAGACAAAATACACCCCGCACAATTTAAATACTACCAGACTATCGGACTAGGCTACATTTTCGAAGCTGAAAGCATGACGATAAGTTACAAAGGTATCGACGAAGACCTAGAAGCCGACGTAAACACGGAAAAAGAAATTATTAAGAAACCAGTAAGAACTAAACCAAATGCCACAACCAGTAAAAGGAGAACAAAAGGACAGCTTCCTAGTTAGATGTATGTCAGACCTAGAGTCAATCGATAGCCACCCAGACGAAAAGCAAAGATACGCCGTATGTATTCACACATGGGAAACGCATTCACGCGAAGCCTTAAGTAACTACAAAAAAACATTTGCCGTAAAAAAGGTATCTATAGACTACGACGATGTCTTTAGTACACAGAAAGGTTTTGACCTAGCGGTAGAACTAATTAAAAAAGGCGACGATGTCTATTTAATTTCAGCACGTAGCCATAAAGACGCTATGCTAGCACGCGCTAATAAAGCTGGTATACTATTTTCCAAAGTATTCGCTACTGGTAGTAACAAAGCCAAAGTTCAAAAAGTGTTAGAATTAGGAATAGACACCCATTACGATAATAACCCAGACGTAATTAACGAACTAGGAAAACACGGAACACTATTCGAATGAAATACTACACATTAGACTACGGCAAAGACATGATACACGAAGGTAAGTTAATAACAGACTACCTAGAACGTGAAGGCTTCCACCATATAGCCTATTTAACAAATGCCGACGGGTTACTATGCCTAGAAGAAATAGACGAAGACGAATTTTTAAACCACTTCAAAAACACGAAACAAAATGTCTAAACCAAAATACATAAAAACCCCCGAAATCCTATGGGAAATGTTCGAAGCCTACAAGGAGAAAGTACAAAGCAACCCAAGACTAATAGACAAAGCCCTACAAAGCGGTAAAGTAGTCCAAGAAGCGTTAAGAGTACCACTAACACTAGAAGGCTTTGAAGTCTACGGTTATGAAAACGGAGTAACACTAGACCACTACTTTAGAAATACGAATGGAGCGTACGACGAATATTGCGCCGTCTGCCTTCGCGTAAAGAAGTCCATACGCCAAGACCAAATCGAAGGGGGCATGGTCGGACAATATAACCCATCCATAACCCAAAGACTAAACAACCTAACTGAAAAAACGGACGTGACTACAAATGGCGAAGCAATAAACGAAATTAAGATTAGCATTATTAGACCAGACACGAAACAACTTGACTAATGGAAAAGGTTACTTTTAAAATAACACGCCCAGACTATACAACATACGAAAACACGTTCACAAATGTTAGGACTTGCAAAGATGAAACTGGCATAACTATATACGTTAAGGATTGCTCGCGTTTACTAGTAGCGTTTTATCCTATGGGTTGGGCTGTTGAATTAGTAAAAGTAGAAATTGCACAATAATGGATTTAAAATCTACGGTTGTCTTTGAAAAGAACTACGACGCGCTTTACAATAACGAGGCGCGTTTTATCATTAACGAGGGTGGTTCGCGTTCGTCCAAGACTTACAGCCTATGTCAGCTTATTCTTGTCTATTGCTTACAGAATAAAGGCGTGGTCGTTTCAATCATTCGTAAGACTTTCCCAGCGTTACGCGCTACGGCTATGCGTGACTTCTTCGAGGTTCTTAAAGAGTCTGGCATCTATGACAAGTCAAGTCATAACATGTCCGAGCATATCTATACATTCGCTAACGGGTCAATGGTCGAGTTCTTTTCAGTCGATGACGAGCAAAAAATAAGGGGTCGTAAAAGGTCTTTAGCGTGGTGTAATGAAGCGAACGAACTATACTACGACGACTTTACCCAACTGAATATGCGTACCGAATCTAAAATGATTTTCGACTACAACCCTTCGGACTCTAATAGCTGGCTATACGACCTACCAAAAAACGAAAGCATATTAATTAAGTCTACCTATAAGGATAACCCGTTCTTGCCCGAATCCATAAAGACCCAAATAGAAGACCTTAAACGAACCGACGAGGCGTTATATCAAATCTACGCGCTAGGTGAAAAGGCTATTAGTAAGTCGAACATATATTCTAACTGGACATTCTTACCACACAGACCCGCTAGGTTTACCCAGTTCATATACGGAATCGATTTTGGTTATAACCACCCCAACGCGTTAATGCGGATATACTGGCATGAAAAGGACATCTTCATAGAACCAGTCATTTACGAAAGCTACCTAACTACGTCCGACCTACTAGAACGCTTTGAACAACTTAACATAGAAAAGAACGCCGACATTATAGCCGACTACGCTAGACCCGAAATAATAGCCGAACTAAACAATAACGGTTACAACGTGATTAATGCAAACAAATCAGTTAAGAAGGGTATAGACAACTTAAAGACGTTCGGGGTTTTCTGTATGGAACACGAAGGCTTAAAGAAGGAATACCAGAATTATAAATGGAAAAAGATAGGCGACCAGATACTAGACGAACCCGTTAAACTTTGGGACGATGCTATGGACGCGACACGTTACGGCGTTGCTTACATAAAAGAACAATACTTTACGGACGACGCTTATTTCGCGTTCTAACCTAATCAAACACCAAAAATAATATAGTCATGGCACAGACAATTATAGCACAACCGCAAGCGTTTACACCCGCTTACAATCCAGTCAAGTACATTATAGACAGCACCAATAAAAATAAAGCTGGCTTTCGTTACCTTTTCCAAGTTTACGGCGCAGCTCCGTTTAGCACAACTTTTAAAGTCTTACCAACCTTTGACACTGGTTACGGCGAACTTGACATATCCAAGTTATTAAGTTCTTACGTTAGCTGGGATTTTGACCCTACGATAACACAAGACCAGCCAGCACCAAATAGCTACTTTAATTATAACGTAAATGTAGGCGAGGAGTTTTTATACGAATTAGACTATACAGCTGCGTTAACGGCAAGCGGTACAAATACACGAATCACAGCTACTAACATTTTTGCGGTCGGTGACCAAATAAATATCTTACAAGTTGACGGCGGTATAGCAAACCCGTTACTTGAAGGCTTGCATACTGTTACCGCTTCTACTGGTAGTTACTTTGATGTTAACGTACCTTTTAGTTCAATCACAGACGTAAACGTAAACGGAACGGTTAACTACGCGGACAACTTAAAAGTAATTGAATTCGGCATCACGGTAATAACAAACAAGAAGGTATTTAACGGCGCGGTTAGCTGGGTCGACTTCGTGGTATATAACGACCAAGACTACGTATTAAACGGCGTTACTAAACAATGGCTAACAAACCAGCCAAAGACGGACTTTTACGCAACGCTAGGTCAAGACCTATGGTTAAATTCAAAAGCTGCCGTAGGTAATAAAATCTACTTTGAAAATAATGATGGCGAAATTTATTCTAAAGACGTTGTTAGTAA